AAGGTCGTAGCCTGATCTGAGTTCAGCCCCGCAACGCTCAAACGCCTCTTCTACAATGGCGTTGAGGTCTAGGTTAAAAGTTGCTGATGCGCTAGTAGCCACTTAGCAGCTCTTGCCCTTCATCTTGCGCTTAACCATCTTGCCATAGGCTTTACGCTCCACCATCTTGCCTTCTTTCATGGCAACCGGCTTCATCGAACCACCACCCATTTTACGCATGGCTGCTCCCATGCCGCGACACTTCATCATGATTGCTGCTCCTATTTATTGTAAAACCGACGACGCGCTTCGCGCATCTTCCTATCCATTTCACGATCCTTTGCTTCCTGCATCAACCGACGTTCTTCCTCGGTGTACTCAGGGACATTGCGAAGATCGCGAGCCGCATTACGCAAGAAAGCGCCAGGCTTGCGCGGATCTTCTAGCATATTTTCTATCATCTCTTCTTTAGCGGTCTTGCGAGGCATGGACATTCCCTTGGCCTTACGCATAAGAACATCGCGCATCATCGGGGTTTCTGGATTACCAAAGCGACGACTCAAAGAATCTCGATAGGTTGTTACGCCCATTCCTCTTTGTGCGCGGTTCGTTGCGCCACGACCTTCGGCTAGCGCAATGGCTAAGGCTTGATCGCGGTTTGTCACCTTCTTGCCAGAGCTAGACCTAAGCGTTCTTTTTCCGTACTCATCCATAACGGTAGCTATTTTCTTCTTAGCACTTGGCGAAGAAGGGGCATTGTTAATTTCCTTGCCCATATTGGATCGATTTATAGCCATGACTTAAGCCTTTCCTTTAAATCGCGAACCGCCTGGAGGAGACGCTTTGCTACCTCCCGAGCCTGCCCAAAGAACTTTCCTCGCCCAGTAATTCGCGGAGAAAGGGTCACTCGCGGTGTTTTTGCCGCCCTTCCCTTTGATCCCCGCGCTGCGCGCAAGGTAGTTTTTCCGGGCTTCCGGCGAGTAGTTGTGACCATAACCTCTCCGTCCAAATCGAACTAATTTAACGTCATCCCCTTTCTTTGCCAAAACCACCTTCTTGTGTTTGTCACCAGCAGGAGCGTTCTTAGGTTTATTAAACCCCGAGAACCTCTCCCCTCGGTACTCAATGCCACCCGAAGGCAACCTTTTGACATTCTTGGCGCTAGCCATTAGCCGCAGGTTAAGGTGTAGGAGGTGATGTTTGTGGTGGTCACAACAGCGAACTTATCACCGACTTGTCCCACCAAGATCCCCTCACCCGATAAGGTTTGAGAGTAGGCTTCTGGCGTCGTGGTCGCTGGCGATACAATCTTCAAACGAGGAATCGTTTCGCCATCGCTCACTACCGAGATACTGCCTGCGCTGCCGTTACCCACGTAGTACCAATCTTTGATGCGAGTACGAGGCAGGGCAAGGCTTCCACCAAAACCTACCGTAATCGCGCCAGTTGTACCGGCACTCACCGTGATGCTCGTAACAACCGCAAAGTAGTTCGTTGAAGATACCGAAGCTGCACCACCTGAACCATCAGCGCCTGCTAAGGTTTCGGTAATGGTGTTTCCACCTACCTCGATACCCGTGATCACAAAGTTAACGCTAGTGTTGTCGCCACTCGCTGAAGTCTGAGTAACTTTGTAACCCGCGCCATTTAACGCAGGCTGAGTTGCCGCAAGCGTTAAAGCGCCTGCGCCACTTGGCGTCGTGCTTTCTACATAGAAGTCAGCGTCAGAATCGAGCGTGACTGACCATACATCTGCTTGCATTGCAAACCCCTTTTAGATGATAGATAGCGGGGAGAAGCTCCCCGCATATCTAAGGTTAAAAACCTTTATGGTAAAAAAGTTATTAGCTCGGGGTAACAGCGTTAGTGCCGTCAGCATCTACCCAAGTGTCTGCAGCAGCACTACCCGTGGCGACCTTAAGCTTGCTATTGGTCGTATCAAAAACAAGAGTTCCTGCTTGTTTATCAGAAGTGTTAACCGGGTCTGCAATGTCTGCAATACTAGCCGCTGTAGTAGCGTAAAGAATGACATAGCCTGCGCTAGCATCAATGCCGCCCTCAAAACCATTGTCTGATTTAACTGGGCCAGAAAAAGTTGTACGTGCCATTTAAATATCCTCACATGCGAGATGTTCATATCAGTCTGCATGTCGTCAGCCTAGCCTGTCTGATATGAGAAAACACTAGGAAAAAAGAAGGGGGTCTTTCGACCCCCCTCTTAGCTTGCCGATCAAGTCGAACCTGGCGAACCCCAGATTCCAAGCGGATCAGAAACGCCGAACGAGTAACGCTCACGGGCCTTGTACCGCACATTCCCGGTATCAAAATCTCCGTCCATGCTCGTCTCAAGAGGCGCACGGACAAAGTGCTTCATACCGTTGGGGACGTCGGTCATCAAGAACCAAGCGTTGGTGTCGGTCAGGTAGTGGTTCACAGCGAACCCTTCTGGAATGACACCCATCGACTTCAGCGCGTTGATGTCGTTGTCAGCGGTCGCCGGACGGAGTTCCGTCGCGAGGATACGCTGAGCCACGAACATCAGATCAGGCGGAACGATGAGCTTACGAGGACGGGCAGCGATCAGCAGCCCACGCTCGTCAGTCCAATCCGCAATCTGAATCACCGCTGCTTCGAGCGAGGTTTCGTTCAAGTCAACACCTACCGTCGGACGGTTGGAGTTCACGCCGCCCGATACCAACGGATGGTTGGCATTGAACAGCGAAACACCGTCGCCTGACTGATAAGCAGAGAAGCCAGCGTTCAGCGGATAAGCCGCCTTAACTTGCTTCGTGTAGGCCATCGCACGAGCGAGTGCTTTGGTATAGCGAGACGAAAGCGAATCATAGAGGTTGTCCTCCATGGCTTCTTCCGTGATCGCAAAACCCATTGCAATCGTTTCGTGGTTGTAGCGAGCCGTAAACGACTCCTGGGCATTGTCATAAGAGATTGCAGAACCTTCGTTCTTAACCGGCGCAGCGCCGAATCCCGAAAGTTTTACTTCCTCTTCAAATGAACGCTCAGAGTTCTCCGTCTCATAGATCTCAGCATGCTCGTCTTCGTACTTCTTGTACTCAAGACCGAACAATGCATTAAGACCCGGAAGGAGTTCCTTGAGCAACTGTGCGCGTGAAATTGCCATTGCTAGTTACTCCTCTTAAACACCAGTGGTGGTGGTCAACTGGTGATTGTTGAACTTAACAATCACATCAGTGTACGCATCACCGACCGCGCTGTCCGGGCCATCCACAAACGCCACGATACGCAACGGAAGCGTGTTCGTGGTGTTGATCGTGGAAGCGTCCAACGCATTCTTGCTCGTGCCGATGGCAGTGCTGCCAGCGGTTTGAACAATAGCGGCGTTGTTGCCAAGAGCCGTTTGAGCGAGCGTGTCATCGCCTTGGATTTGGAACACGGCATACGGATCGTCAACCACATACGCAAAAGCGTCTGAGGCCACGGTACCCGTCGGCCAATACTGACTAAAGGTCAGTTCCTTCGTCGTGGGGTTGGTAAAGCGGCAGCCCACGAAAACACCAATCGGCGTCAACGTGGCAGTGCCAGTATCCTTCTCGACGACCCCATCGCTAACAAGCTTTACCACATCGCCATAAAACACGTTCGCGGCATAACCGCTTGCGATCTTATAGCTGTTGAAAGCGTTATTGTTGACACGGCCACCAAGGACACCGACAGGCCGCATCCCATAGGGGGTTGCAGTTGCAGACATACTTGATACTCCTTAAGTTAATCAAGGCGGCCGCTAAGAACAATTCTTAGGTGCCACCACCAAACGTAACTCTCGTCTTCCGTTCTGGCTTCAACATTGGCATACGTGGATCGCTTTCACGCAGGTAGTTGTTGTCGATGGAGTTAACCTGCTGTTCTGCCTTACCCGCATAAAAGTCTTGGCGAGCTTTAGCATTTTCAGCCGGCATCTTGCAAAGCAAGAGTCCACCTACTTCAACACCTCCACGCTTAGCCCACTCCGAGTTGTGATCAGACATGATCATTAACTCAGGGTGATCCTCCGCTTTTACCGGCTCCCATCCTTCCCTTAAGCGCACGGATGCATTCTTGTTGTCTGCATTACCGAGTGAGGATGTCCGAACCCACCGAAACACCCAGCCGTCTTGCGGCAAGGGATCGGGTAAAATTGAAGGCGGCTTCCAACTTGGAGTCCGAGATTCTTCAGCACGAGTGTCTATTTCGCGAGGTTTGCGCACATTAGCCATTGCCCATCTCCTTCATCACTTGTGAGGCATATTGCTGGGGAGTCAATCCAAGTCGCTTGGCGAGGGCGACCTGTGTGGCCGTCAACTGCACTTTGCGCGGGGCTGACCCAGACGATCTTTTCGCTGGAGCCACGACGGGAACTCTCCTCGAAGTCGCAGTGCGAACAGGTTTCGACTCCTCATAAGAGTCATCCCCGTCATCTTCCTCCGAGAAGCGGTCAGGAAATACCTGACGCATTCTGTTATCAATTGCTTCGTAGTACCTATCGGTTGAAGCAAAGTCCTCTCCATATTCGGAGAGTAATTTCTGGTGAACCCCGTAGGCAAAGTTGGTCATCTCGGGGTCAGAACCAAACCATTCATTACGAGACTGCCAAGCTGATGCTTTGGGATCAGGCTTCGGAACTGCTCGCGCCACTTGCTGTAGCGGATCAGCGGCAGGCGCTGGAGCCGCTTGCGTTTCTGTTTTAACAGGCGCTGCAAGTTTAGCTTCTGTTAGCTTACGCGCATACGCAGGAGCCGCTGCCTCAGTGAGTTGCGCTTGAGTCAGCTTCTGCTGTGCCTTAACGATGGCATCTGCATCACCCGCTTCATGTGCGCGTTTGAGTTCATTCTCCGCTAGCGAGTAAGCTGCTTTCGCCTTCTCAACAATTTGTTGTTGAATAGCTTTCTGCGTATCGCTCACCAAAGAGGTTAACCGTTTGTTTTCCTCTTGGATGCGCTGAGCGTAGGTAATCGCTTCATCACGCAATCGAGCGGCTTCTTCTCGCTGCCGGCGTTCCTCATGGAACTCATACTTCAGCTTATCAATTCGCTTGCGAACTCGTGCGCTGTAGTTTTCGACTTCGGATTCATCGTCATCCGAGTCTTTAGCCGCTTCAGCCTTCTTAGGTTTCCGATCCTCTTTCTTGCGAGGATCGACCACCTCAATCTTGTATTCTTCTTCGCCAGGAACATCGTCCCCAGCTCTTGGCATAATTTGAGTTTTAATGCCGAAGAATTTAGTTTCTTCCGAGGTTGGCTGTTCTTGCTCAACCACATCTTCTTGGATGTCGTTTTCTTCGCTCATGCTCGTTCAATGCCTCGCGGATCTTCGACCACCGCTTCCACGGTGTCATCGTTAATCAAACGAAACTCTTTGTCATGAATCTTGACGCGAGTTCCGCTATACGCCCGAAAAATTACCCAGTCGCCTTCCTTACAATAAGGGCCGCTGGGAAACCGCTTTTCGTCTTTGTAGGCATCGACGCCTAGTTTTAAAACGAATCCACACATGGTGGCTACGGTTTCGTTTCGGATCGTTTCCGAGGCTTTCAAGATACCGCCTTCTGTTTTCTCCTCAATCTCCGGCAGCGCAATCAGGACTTTGTATCCCTTTGGCTCAGGAAGTTGTGAAGCCACTTTAGGCAGAGTCGCTTTGGACTCTTCTCCAGCTATTGCAACAGTCGTCATGTAGACTCCAGTGGTTGCGTTGGACACCCAACGATGCGCATTCAATTATGCGTATATACTAACTATTCTCGACTTTCTCTTTGATGTCAAGCAGTTCGCGTTCGGCAAGGGCTAATCCCTCGATGACCCCACACAGTCTTTTGTACTCTGCGAAGTCTTGGCATGAACCTGTCGCCACATTGTCGGCATACTCGTTCATGATTCTGCGGATCGTATCTCGCAAATGTTCTAGCACTCTTTCAGTTGCCATTACTGGCCTTTCATATCCTGACTAATCTTGACGCCAATCTCAGCGCCTTTCTGCAATTCCGCTGAGCTAATCTTTTCAGATTCTACTTGCGCGTCAATCACGGTATCAATCATGCGTTGACGAACAGAAGCCTCTGCCATTCGCTCTTGCGAATCGATGCGTTCCATCTCGATCATATCTTTAGCGCGAGCCTTTTGCGCATCAAGCTGAAGCTTTGCCATATCGACTTGCATCTTCGCTTGAGCTTTCATCTCTTCGATCGCTAGCTCACGCTCTTTCTGCTGAATGATCGGGTCTTGCATCAGTTGTTGATTCTTCGCAGCTTGCGCCATGGCGGCTTCTCTTGCGCTTAACTGCTCGCCAGCCTGCGCAATAAGCGGTGCAATACGACGCTCCAGCGTTTCAGGCAATATCTCGCCTTCCTGCGGCAGCGGGACACCCATCTCTTGCTCGATGTTACGGCGGTACTCAAAGGCAATATGCTCTCGAATATGCGCATCGAACGCTCCCTGCATAGCTTGGAACATCGGGGTTTGCTGCAATCCCATAAAGGCAGGGCTTTGCATAAACGCCATATGGGTTGCGATATGGGCCTTGTGATCTTGATAAGCAAACGCCTTAACGGGTTTGAGGTTGACCACATTCATGTTTTCTTGCACAGGATCAGCAGGCGCTTCTGCCTCATCCGGTTTGATAATCTCATCCACATTCTTAACGCCCATGCTCTCTAGCATCTGGCGATGAAGAATCTTCATGTCGTAAAGCTGTGGCGCTTGCGAAGATAACTGCAACGCTGCCTGACTCTGCATGATGCGCTGGGCCATGCTATTGGCATTGGGATCACTGACAGGAATGACATCGATGCGATTATCGAAGTCTTCTGACTTGATCTCGCTGCCTTCCTTAATCTCGTAAGGATAAACTGGCTCGTCGTAGTCGCGGATGATTCCTGACAACAAACGAAGTTCCTGCCGCAGCGAAGCATGGAGTCGCGCCTGAATCGCACTCATCACTTTCATCGTGCGTTCGAGGATGGCGAGCGTGGTACCGACCGGCGCTTCGGCGTTCATGTCGGCCACCTTCATATCGGCCAAAGACGCGAACCGCCGACCTTCATCAACGATATTGTTTAACAGCTGATAAAGAACATTTGAAGGCTCTTTATAGGGCAGGAATGTGATGTTATCCCTGATGCTCCCCCCTGGAACATCGACATCTCGAAACTCACCTGGAGCAATCGGGGTGTCGTCGCCTTTAATGCGAAGGCCTCGTGCTTTTAAACCGCCGGGAAGATTTGACAGGGTGCCTGCATCAACCAACTGCCGCAGGATGCTGGTGGCAGATTTTGCCAACCCA